ATCTGGCAAGACCACCTGAATTTGGCCCCATAGCACCCCCTCCACCTCCTGAGCCTCCTCCACCGCCTCCACCTTGGCCCAGACTCATAAGGGATTTTATTCCACCTTGAAGCATATTACCTAACATCTGTCCACCAATTCCGACTTGTTTAACATTATGGGATATCCCTTCATTTATTGCCCCCACATTTGCAGACATAGCACGGCCAAAATCTGAATCCTGGCCTATATTCCTATCTAAAGCACCTGTTACATTTTTTCCAAATGATGATAGAGCATCCAGATTGCCTTGAGATGGAGTGAGATTCATTCCTGATATGTCAGGAACATTAACTTCTGGTAAATTAACTTGAGGGACATTAAAAGTAGGAGGTTTTATTGTAGGGAGCTTAGGTGGTGTTAAATCGATTTTTGGTCCACTTCCACCTCCATAACAGATCGTTTTGGATTCAGGAAATATCTCACAATCCCAAGGTCTATTGTTTTCTAATATTTGGATATATTCCATATTACCCCATCATTCTTCGTTTAAGATTTCTTGTTAGCGAACTTCCACCCATCAATTCATTTCCTTTTTTAGCCATTTTACCTCCTGGGAGGGATTGCATTGCACCTTGAGTTAATGGATCTTCTCCTGGCATCATTGCGCCCATTGGGGAATCACCAAGCATTCCGCCTAAAGGCGTTTGCCCTAATGCCTTNCCTGCTGTATCACCAAGCATTCCGCCTGCTTGCTGTAATGGTTTTGCAATTTCTCCTAAAACATTTCCTATTGATCCGCCCATAATCACCCTATTGCTGAAATTGGTTTAAAAACTTCTGATTTATTACTTGGTGTTCCGTAATAATCGTATTCATAATCCTGAGAACCGTATGCATGGTCAACTCTTTTCTTATCTACACCAACTGAAGCATAACGTAAAGACATAACTGCATATCTGGTTGCAGACATAATATCATCTCGTTCTTTTACTATTTTTCCATCTTTTCTGTGATACATTCTGAGTTCTGCGAACCAATCCCCCAAGTGGTCAAAAACTTTAAGCCTGCCCGACTGCATTCTCTGAAGCATATCCATAATCCCAGGCTCAACACTATTACCACCATCGGGATTATTAAAATGACTACCAAGCATATTAACCCCGAGCCTACGATAAAGCTTAGAAAGAGGTTCCCCAGATCCTTTGTCGTGTTGCATACCGTCATGAGGCCAGACACAAGGGATCTTATCCCCTCTTGTTTTAATTGCATGAGCATGTGTAACAGGAGTCTCAGCACGTACAGAGTAGACATCATACACATATGCGGTATCAGTATCACGATCCCAAGCAATCCAGATACAAGCAAACGGATGATCCCAACCAAANTCGATGGCACAGATTTTAGGCCAGAATTTGGGAAGTGGAAATGAAGGAACCTTAATAGTGTTTTCGTCAATTGGGAATACCAGACCTGAACCAAGTAGAGGAATCCCTCTTGAACGCATCTGTCTTTCATGTGGAGGAAGGGCAGAAAGTATCTCTTCTTTGGCTTCTTCGTCAAGGTGTGGAGCATCATCCCAACTTGCATGGTAGAGTTGTTGTCCTGATTTTAAATCGTTCATGAACTGAGCAACAACATTCGTCATCCCTTTTTCGGGAGTGAATGTCATAAAAATCAAACCTCTTGTCTTCAAAGTGGCACGTAGCCCCTGCGAATAGATATCTTGAGGAGGTTCCTCGTCCAGCCAGACAATATCTACAGCCTTCCCCATCCATTGTTCTTTACCTTGTTCATAGGATTTAAACCAGAGTTTAGAGTTTCTGCCTGACTTATGCTTAACTGTAACAGCACTATAGGCATTTGGAATTCCAGGCATTCTGTCTGTATGTAGAATTCGGTCTTTAGGAATCATACCTTTACCCCAATCTTCAGGATCTCCAGGTTCTCCTAACAGTTCTGCCTGTACGATATCTCTAGTATTTGCAGTCGTATTACCAGCAACCCATGCTTTTATGGGTCTTTCAAATCGATGACCTTCCCAATCATCAGGATATTCACCTAAGAGGTGTATAGCAACTTCACAAGCACCACAGTAGGTTTTACCGACCTTATTTGCCGCCATGAGTAGGCGTTGTCTGGCAAACTTACCTGTCATGTCTCTGGCTCTATGGAATTCACTTTGATATCCATAAGGCTCATAGAAGAAGATCCTGTTAGTAGATTTCTGAGTATCTATATCAGTAAGGATTTCTACTGTACGTTCAAGAGTCATAGGAGTTTGATATGATCATTGATTCCCATCTTTCCACCAGTAAGGTTCTTGGTAGGATTGCCACCNCCTTTAGTTGGTCCTCCTCCTGTACGTAGATTAGCTTCTTGCAATGCTTTTGACATCTTTTCCCAGATTTTAGTCCATGAAGACTTGGAGTGTTTAACTCCAGATTGTTTTTCTAGTTTCTTTCTTGTAGCAGTTTCTCCTTCTTTCATTGCAGTACGCATCAGATCTCTTTCATAATTAGCTTCCGCTACTCCAGCAGGATTAGTTAAGTCTGCTTTTTTTAACATTTGCCCCTGCTTAGAAGGTGCTGTGGAAGGAGTCTGAGTTGTACTTGGATATAACTGTTCTGGAGCTTTGACTAGAGTTTTACTTACATTTTTTGGAGATTCACCTGCGGTCTTTGATGTAGTTGGTTCTCTTTGAACCTGTTGCGCTCTCATATCTTTCTTCTGCTGAAATGGAGCAGTATCTATATTCTTGGAAGGAACAGTACCCTTACCTAGATTAACTCTCGATATTTTCTGAGTTTCTTGACCTCCTTTGGTATTTCTTAGGGCAAGTCCTTTCTTATCTTTGAGATCAGGATGATTTTTAACAGATTCAGGCTCTTTTTCCAATTCTTGTAACCAGACACGGTATTGTTCGTTACCTCTGGCCTGATTTGAAGTACCTGCTTCGGTTTTAACGAAATTATCTGTTGCAACCTGCCATGCATTCTTGAATTGGCCTACTCTAGATTTAGCAGGTTTACTGAATCCTTCTCTTAGTTCACCATATACGCTTTTAGCAAAAGTCAGAGCCTGATCATAGGTACGGAACATCCCTTCTCTAGAAAGCTTGATTGCAAGCCTTTGAGCTTTAATTTGAGATGTCTTGATGGTGGGCATCAGTTGATATGCTGGCTGGAATCCTCTTCTTTAGTCTTTGAGACTGCGATTTTTGCGAATTCTTCGGTTTCAGGCTTCACTTTTCCAAGAAGAAGGTCTGCCTTGTCCTTTCCTACAAGCATCTGAAGTTCTGATTCCAGTTCAGGGATGGTTTTAGCCTCTTCTTCAATAACCATTGTGTCTTTAGGCTTAAATCCTCCACGATCCATAATATCTTTNGNGGCTTGNAGACGAACCGTGTCAGAATCACTCTCATTCATCAATTCNNTGAGTGTTCCAAAGGCGACAGGAGCCTTATCAACGAATTTTTCCAGCATACGCTTGGATATCTCTCTAGAAAGTTCTCTTTTCAGCTTCCAGGCTTGATTAACGATGGTATGAGAGTTTTTATAGCCTGCATTTACAGCAGATTGNACTGCATCNCCTGTTTCACAGTAGTTTTCTATGAATTTTAGCTGTTTTTCAGTGTTCATAATGTGTATTTCCGTATTAAACTCATTCCAGTAGGATCTTTAGCTGTTTCCATTCCAGGTATTGGCATTTTCCCCCCTCCTCCACTACCAATTTTGTGACTTCGTATTTTCTGGGTCACTTTTTTCACTTTTGATTTAATTTTCTCAAAGATACCTCGTTTTGAAATAGACTTCTTTCTAGATCTTTCAGCCTTTATTTCCTTTGCCAATGCTGTTCTTGCAATATTTCTTTGCGTTTTGACTTCCTTTGACCATTCTTCTGCGCCAATAACCTGGTTGAAAGGATTTCCTGTATTGAAAGCCTGGAAATTTTTTAATCTGAGTTTTTCGCTGTATTTACCTTTTAGAGCTAGTTCTGCCGAAGGAAACTTGGATTTCACTTTATGAATAGTATTACCAGCTTTTATTACAGGTTTGTTTTTACCGCTAATGGAAGACTCAAAAGCTTCTCTTGCTAAATTTCGTGTCTGATCGGTACCTGCAATCTGTCTACCTGTTTTTCCAGTTGCTTCTTTTAAAGATAAAGTCCTGTCTACAGATGACCCAGTAATAGGAGATATCTTCCCAGTTTGGCTTTTAGGATATTCTTTCGTGTAAACTCCATGATGTCCCTTTACTACATCATAATTCCCCTTAGTAATAAAGTGGAGGAACTTCCTGTAAGCTTTAGCTTGTGGGCCAAGACCTTTTCTTACTGGAGCAACCTTTTTAGGTATAGGCTTTGGTTTAGGTTTGTTCTTACTGCTTCCTGGTAATCCAGCAGTCAATAAGGTTGCACCTGCCGCTTGACCTGCCCTTTTAAAGAATTGTCTTCTAGTCGTGTCAGTCATTTTTTTTTTTTTTTTTTTTTTTTTTTTTTTTTTTTTTTTTTTTTTTTTTTTTTTTTTTTTTTTTTTTTTTTTTTTTTTTTTTTTTTTTTTTTTTTTTTTTTTTTTTTTTTTTTTTTTTTTTTTTTTTTTTTTTTTTTTTTTTTTTAATGTGTCTTGGATTTACGCCAGTGGCTTGCACCATAACTTAGATACTTCCTCTTTAACCAGCCTAAACCTGCACCTGCTCT